CGGCGCTTCCATCTTCGTTGAAACGGTTGCAGTCGCCCACAATAGAGAATCAGCCATACTGTGAGACTGTCTTTGCGTAATATAAGCCGCAAATGTAGTGTCTCCTCGTCCTCTTCTGCCCGAAAGATTTCTCGCTTTTATAGGACAAGTATACATTTCGTTGACGTCAAAGGCACGGACTTCTGCAGAATTCGTGATGACAACTTCTTTTGCTCCCCACTCGCGCAACAATTGTGCTGCAACAACTCTGTCCGTCTGCCCCGTGAGTATCTCTGCCTCTGCCGTGTCCGTCTTAAGATAATCTATATACGGCAAGACGCGCTTTTTATCAGCCCAGTCTTCAAAATACATCTCGCCGGTCTCTCTGTTGGCGTGTCTTAAAAGCGCCTGTACGTCTACGGCAATCTCCCTGCGCGCGCGAAAGTACTCCTTCAGCTCCTCCAGCAGCGCATTCTCCGGCAGTCCGGCGGCCGTGGATACCACCACGTCCACCGTTCCCACGCCCCGGGGCCGCGGAATCACCACGGCCGCCGCCACCTCCGAAAAGGACATCGCCCCCTGCTGGTAAAAAGCGGCGTTGGCCCCGTTGGGCATCCGCTGAAAGGTCTCCAGTACCCGTACTCGCAGGGCCTCATCGTCCTCCCGGTCCGCTCCGCCGGAAAACGCCTCCGGATTACTGCACCGGCTGACGCCGATCGGAGCCACCGCCATGGCCCGTATGGAGCCCGCCGCCGCATTGCCCGCCGCTCCCGGCGTTACGGCACGCGCCCGTACCTCTGCGCTTGTCTCCTCCGCGCCCAAAACAGCGTCTTCCTCCGTTTCAAACCGCACCTGTCCCGCCGTCAGGCATACCGTTCCCGCCGGAATGGTCAAATCGGCCGCCGCCGTGCTGTCCCGCTCAAACAGGAGTACTCCCCGCGCGGCCACTGCCTCCCGCCGTTCCAGCCCCCGCAACTGGGCGTGGCGGTCCAAAAACTCCCCCTGGGCAGTCTGGGGAAAGCATTGCCTGCCCACCCAGTCGGCCTGTACATACAGCGCATAAATCTGCGCCGCCACCGCATACAGCCGCACCGCCATGTCCCCGTCCCCGGCCAGATTCATTCCGGTCTCCCGCCGAAAAACCTCTGCCATCTCCTGATAGATTTTCTCCACCGTCATCTACCGCACCTCCGCCGTCACACGCAGCGTCTCGCCCCGCCAGAGCAGGTCCACTTTCAGACAGCCGTCCTCCCCCAGCTCTACCTGCTCCACCTCCAGCTCCGTCTCTCCCGCCAGGGCTTCCGCTACGTATTGCCGGGCCAGTCCCGTCCGCCGGGAGGGCGGCTGGCCGAAGAGCAGGTAGAGCCTGCTGCCCAGCTGGGGCAGCGGTGGGAACGCGCCGCACTGTATGCTCAGCTTCCATTGCACCCGCTGCAGTATCTCCTCGCTCTCCCCGCTGCGTACAAAGCCTCCTCGCCCGTCGCTCAGATAATCTCCATCTTGTACCTTCAGCTCCACGCCTATCCCTCCTGTACCAGGACGGGCTTGCCGTTGACCAGCACGTCCCCCCACATGGAGATCGTCCCCGTGTTGCTCAGAAAAATAGACGCTCCGCCGCTGTAAATATAAATTTCGCCGGGCGCCAAGGCCAGATTACCGCCCTCCCGCACCCCTGCCGCACAGGGCTGTTCTTTGTCGGCGCCCGCCTTAACCACCAAGATCTCCTGCCCCGCTCTGGGCCGCCAGGCATATCCGCCAGGTCCGAATACCGGCATATCCCTCCGCTCGGCGCCCAGCACCGCACCCGCCGGGTCTCCGGGCAGTGTCACCCTCCCCACCTGGGCGGTCTCTTCCTGCCGCCGCTGTGTCTCGTTCCGTCTTGAAAGCCACACTGTGTCGATACTCCCCCTTGTCCATTTTCCGTCCGGCTACGGCAGCGTCCCCCTCTCGCCCAGGGTCAAAACCGTGTATGTCCCGCGGCTGTCCAGGCCGGAGGCGCTCTCCACCACCTGCCAGATCCCGCCGCACACATTCTGCTTCAGCGCCAGCTCCACCATATCGCCGGGCCACGCCCGAAAAGCCCCCGGCAGCGTCACTTCCAGCCGCCGCAGCTCTTCCGCTGAGCGCCGGAGCTGGTACTCTCCAGAATAACGCATAGCCTGATAGCTGCTGCGCCCCGGCATGGTCAGCACCCTCCTGCACCGGCCGCCCCGGCCGGCAAAGGGCTCGTTGCGCACCTTCTGCACCTTGCCGCTGCTCCTCTCCCGCACCAAAATTTCAGACAGCACCCCGTACCGCCGCTCCCGCAGGGTGAAAGCGGTCACCGCCGTGCTGCCGTCCAGGCGAATGCGCTCTCCCTCCTTCCATGGGGCGGCTGTCAGCCGCCCCATGCGGTCAAATCGGGGGGTCACACCCCCATAATAACGGCAGAATTCATAGAGCACCTGCCACTCGCTGCTTCCCGTAGCCACGGAAAACCCCGGCACAGAGGGCAGTTCCGCCAGTTCGGCCGTCTCAATTCCATAGGGGGCCACATGGTCCCGCAAGATATCCGAAAAACTGGCTATCTGGTAATCGCAGCCCAAAGCCTCATTGTCCAGCAGCAGGGCCGCCATGCCCCGTCCGGAGACGCTCAGCCGTCCGCCGCCGCCGTCCCAGCCGCATTCGATCTCGTCCACTACGCCGGTGAAAACCCGTTCTCCGTTCTCATCCGCCGTAAAGCGAACCGCTTCCGCCAGTATTCCCGCCTCTTCCGGCTTCCAGAGGCAGGTCAAAAAAAAACTGTCGCAGGGAACGCCGCAGGCATATTCCATTTTCCAGCCTGTCATATCGGGCAGCGCGATGCGCCGCCCATCCCAGCACTCCAGCGTTCCTCTCATCGCACGCGCACCTTCTCCCCCGTCAAAACGAAATTGGGATTTTTGATCTGGGGGTTAAGGGCAATCACCGCGCTCAGGCTGACCCCATAAGCCTGGGCAATTCCCCAAAGGGTCTCTCCCCGGCGCACGGTGTGCCAAAGGCCGCCTCCCCAAGCGGCGGAGGCAGCACCCTGCGCGTTCTTTTCCTCCACCCGTATCCCTGTGTTGTGCCCGTCAAACCCCTCCCAGAAGGCAAAGGCATAGCGCACATAATCCGCTCTGGGCTCCTGCCTCAGAGAGAGTTCTACAAAGTAGGCGTCGGACGTCTGCCAAACCGGATGGATCAGCAGTCCCGGCCCGTCCTCGTAAAACACGCTGGCCAGCTGCTTAAACTGCTGATAGGCCTCCAGCCCTACAAACTCTCCCTCGCCCCTCATGATCCGTTTCGCGGGCCCCATGTCCTGGAGAAAATACCGTCCAAAGGGGACCTTCTGCTCTCCCATAACCCGTTCATATTCAATGGTATAGGTCCTGGGATTGTGCGGCCATACAAACCCTTTATACCGCATTGCCGCCAGCTTCACCGCCGGTGCACCTCCTCGCTTTTACAAAAGGGAAAAGCCCCCGTCATACCGTCTGGCGTCCCGTTCCAGCACTCGGTCCAGCTCCGCCGGCGAAAGGACTTCTTTGTAAACAGCGCCCTGCCGCACCGCCGCAGCGGCCGCAGCGCTGCGCGGCTGTATCCGGTGCTCCAGCGCTGCCGCGCCGGCGCCCAGCCGGCGGTACAACCAGCCAGCCCCTGCCCTCTGCCTCAAGGGCGCCGCCCCTTCGCCCCCTGCTGACTGTTCCCGCATTGTACCCTCCTGCATATCCGGGGACTCCGGCGCAGTCCTCTGCGCTTCTAGGGCAGCTTGGCTCCTTTCCGCTCCCCGCTCTGGCCGCGCCGGTTCTGCGCCGCCCCGCTCCGCCCTTTTCTCTTTCCTGAGTTCCAGATCAATCGGACTGCGCGCCGCCCACCGCTTCAGCGCCCCGCCTGCGCCGCGGTATCCCTGCGCCCCATCCTGTTCCCGCAGCTCCGGCGCTGCGCGCCCCCACGCCGCCTCCCCGCCACGGAAATCCGACCCGTCCGCCGTCTGTCCCGGTGCCTGCTCTCCCACCGGTTTTCTTCGAAGCAGCGCCATCCCTCCGGCTTCCAGCGCCACCCCCAGCTCATCCCGCTCCTGTTCCCGCTCTTGCTCCTCCAGCAGCAGCGCCAGATAGTCCGTCACTGTGCTTCCCCCCGCTCCAGCTGCCGGAACCGCTGTAGGTCAAAGCAGGGGTTCTCCCCCGCATCCTCCGCCGCGGCACCGCCGCACACCGGGCAGCGCGCCTGCTGCGCCTCCGCCCGGCAGGACGGACACAAATGAGACAGCTCTTCCTCCTGGTCCAGTATCAGATTCAGCGCGCACCACAGATAGTCTCTGGGCTTCATTTTCTGGGCCCGCTCCTCTGTGGGCAACGCCCCGAATGTTTTAAGCACATGCCAGCGCAGGCGTTCATCCGGCATGTGCTCTAGGCTTTTTTTAGCCCCTGGCACCGTTCCTCTCCATCCTCCGGCGCCGGGTCCTCCGCCCGGTCGAACTGCGCCCACTGCCGGGCCAGCGCGCCGATTTCTCGGGCCGTCATCCGCTCCAACGCTTCCGCCCCGGTTGAAAAGACAGCCTTTCCGTCTCGCACTAAGGCCCTCGCCAGCAGGCAGGCGTTGGCGCACAGGGCCTGCTCTTCCTCCCTTTGGGCAAGCTGCGCCGCCTCCCGCCGGGCCTGTAAAATTTCCCTTGCGCTCAGCAGCCGCAGGACGCTCCCATCTTCCAGCTGCATCTGCTCCCGCCCGTATAAGAAACCATGCTCCTCCATTTTCTTCCTCCCAGCGCGGCTCACACCGCCGTCTCAATCCGCTTCGTCGCCGTCACCGTAATCTTTTCCAGCACCATGTTCCCTAACGTCCCATTTTCACCGATGCTGCTCCACTGGCAGCCGGAGTAGATAATACGCCGGTCCGGCTTGCAGATCACTAGGCTGAAATCCTCCAGCTCATGAAAATTCAATCCATCCCGAATCGCCTCGTCCGTGGCGTAAAGCCGGGTCAGCTCAATCACATGGCTGCGCGGCCCCGCAATGGTCGCCACCGGCTCCTCCTCGCCAAAGGCCTCTATCACCTGGCTGCTGCGGGTGGTGCGCACGCTGTAGCTCTGCACCACGGCCACTTTCTTTCCCTCTGCCTCCAAATAAATGTCGCTACTGGTGGGAAATCCCGCAATTTTCATCTGTCACTCCTCGCTCTCAAACGGTAATATGGGCGCTGATCCAAATCTGGTTGAGCCCATGGGCCACCGTAAAGGAAAACTCCACCAGGCACACGGTGGGCTCTTCCTCGTCCGCCCGGACATTGACTCCGCTGTAGCCGGTAATAATCTCCCGCGCCAGCTTATTTTCCAGCTCCATAATCACCTTGGAGCTGATCGCCCCCCTGCTCTGCTCGGTATTTTTCGCTCTGCGGAATCTACTGCGCAGGGCGTTGCGCACGGTGGGAATCACATCGTCCACTATGCGTATGGTGGTCAGCTCCCGCCATGTGCTGTCCGATGCATCTCCGCTTTTGGTGCGGGTGGTAACGCCGCGCACCACGCTGACCTGGCCCAGCGTATATTCCAGGGGGGTCACCCCTCCCTGAATCAACGTATCCAGTTCCGTGTCGTCAAAGCTGCGCTCTATTCCGTCCAGCCCCTGCAATACAGCGCCTCCCAGGGGAACAGCAGGGTCCCGCTCCGCGGCGATAACTCCCGCCACCGCCGCGGCTGCGGCGCCGTCCTTCCCCGCCGGCGCCACCAGCACCACCCGTTCGCTGTTCAGGGCCTGCGCCCTTGCGGTAAGCTGGCTCACGTCCTCCTCCCAGCCGCCCTGTACTACCGCAATCCTCTCCCGTCTGGCCTCAGACGCGCTGTGCACGCTCTCCCGCAGCTTTTGCTGCACGCTTAGCTGTACGCTGTCGCACACCACAATGGAGATATCCTCTTCTCCCTGCAGCAGCGCAAACGCCGTATCATAGCCCTCCTCGGCCGCCACCGGAACAGCCTTCACCTGAGCCGCCCCGTTGAGGAAAAGCACTCTCGCCAGAGCGTTCAGGCCGTCTTCCGCCCCGAACTGATTTACCGCGTCCTCATAGCGGCTCAAAACATACAGCCGCCCCGCCGTGTCTTTGCCGCTCTTGGCCGCCAGGCCCACCACTCCGCCGCTCCCGCTGCCGCTGATTACTGCCGAGGCGTCATAGCTGGAATAGACCCCCGGCCTTTCATGCCTTGCCGTGCTCAAATCCTGCCCTCTCCTTTTACGATAAAGTCTAAAAATGCGCCGCCCTCATCCGCCACAGCGTAAAGATAGCCGTCGCAGATGGCCTGCGCCGGGCAGTGGAACAGTCCCATCCCCTGGTCGTATTCCACCTCTGTACAGGATATTTCCCGTATCTTCAATCCCGCCGGTCCCGCCTGGTGAAAGGCCTGGACCATCCGGTCAAACACCGCCCGGATGCCCTCCGCCCCGCACCCTTTAGGCGCGTACAGGTCCAGTCCGAACCTCAGTTGAATCTTCCGCCCGTACAGCTCTTCCCAGCGGCCGGCCTCCTCATTGTACCGCTCCCCCAGGTAGTCCTGGAATCCCCCCGGTCCCCCCTGACAGGCCCGCAGGGATACCGCCGCCGCCGCGCCCTCCCGGCGCGCTCTGGCTCCGTCTGGCCAGGCACATACCGCGTCAACTCCATGCTGCCGTAAAAATTCCGCCATCCGTTCCCTCGCCCGGTCCAGCGCCGCCGCTCTATCCTCCCTCCGGGGGGTGGGGCCCTGCAGCCCCGCCTTATATGCCTCCGGCATCTGGATCCCTCCGTTTCAAAATCGCCAGCCAGTGGTTTACCT